AATCACCAGTAATACGCTGACCTGTAGCATTAAAGGTTAAATTCCCAGCAAGTGTTAAAGCTGTAGAAGACAATTGCATTTTGTATGCAGACTTAGCTTGAGTAAATCCACCTACATACCATTGAAACGCATTAGTAGAGCCAGTATTATCAGTAGCAAATACTAAATTTCCTGAAGTTCCTGAAGAACTTGGAGCAGATCCAAATAGATAAGCTTCATTAGGACCAGTAACGGTGTATGTAGTATCTGCATAGGCCAATGATGTAATTCCCATATCTACCCAGCCATGAGTATCAGCGCCATTGCTTGGGTAAGCTACAAAGTCAGCGGAAGAGCTAACTCCGTTAGTAGAATTATAAATATAACTTTGAACATAGTTATTAGCAGATCCAGTAGAAGCAATAATTGGATTAGTTAGACCGCCTAATACTGCAGAAGCACCAACCAATAAATATGTGCCATTAAACTGAAGTGATGAACTAGATTGCCATGCGCTAGAACCATTTCCATAAGGAATATAGTTTACTGTAAGGCTAGTAATGCCTGTACCACCAGCTGCTGGAGGAAGAGTTCCTGCTGTTAATGCTGATGCAGATGTTGAATAAAGAGCATAGTTAGCTGCAGTAAACGTAGTTAAACCTGTTCCACCATATCCTGATTGAACTGTATTTCCCTGCCATGTAGCCCCAGTAATATTACCTGTATAGTTAAGAGCTGTATTACCCCATGTAGTATTTGATGATGCAAATACACGAATACCCCAAGTACCAGCAGAAGTTAAGTTACTCGCACATAAAAATTGAACAGCACCACCAGTAGTAATTGTTTCTAATGTTGTTCCAGCATTGTCTTTTACAGTTACAAGCCCTGTAGACATGTTAGAAATAGTATAGAACGTACCTTTTAATAAAGTTGTTGCTTGTGGTAACTGTATGGTTTGAGTAAGAGTACCAGTAACTGCTTGAATTTGTGTAGCAGAATTTGTAAGTACTGTTGTTCCTACTGCAGATGTAATAGCTGTAAATCCAACAACAGCATTATTAATTGCAATATTACCAATACCCGGATCTCCAAGGCCTCCTAAGGATGCTCCACCAGTAGAATAGATGGTCATTGCATCAATAGTACTACTATTAGTTACAAAATGGATTGGATATGCTCCATAAGTACCAATAGCCAAATCTGTAGAAGCAGAAGCTAAATAAGAAGCTCCGGGCAAATTAAATGCTCCTGAGCCATTACTAAATATAGACGAATTAATGCCAAACTCAGCATAATTAGCGCCTGCGGTACCAGCATCATTTGATACATTAAAGTTTGAAGATGCATTGGATGCTGCTGTTTTATTTTGTAATATAACTTGGTTATATCCAGCTACACCAGAAGTAAAGGATGCAATAATTCCAGTATCTGAATACCCTAAAGTCGTACCAATAGTAGCAACGCCATTAGCATCATAGTAAATTGCTTTTTCTGCTGGATAATCACACCAAACAGTAGATGCGCCTACCAAAGTAATTGGAGATGTATTCCCATTAGAATTTGATAGGACTGTAGTACGAGCTAAAGTTGGACCAGTAGTTGAATACGTTCCAATTCCTACTTCCCATTGCGCTCCATTAAGGATAGTGTAATAGGTAGTATTACCATTTCCAATAACTGAAAATGATTGATATGCAGCTACAGCTCCACCAAGCGTTAACGAACCTGTACCAGTGGTAGCCGTAATCTCTTGAACACGGTCATAAACTACTAGAGCCATTTAGGACTCCTTAACTTGTTGCAGTTGTACTGTATGTAACGCTGACTGTATCGCCAGAAGTAGTAACTTTAGCTGTTGCAAATGCACCTGCGCTATAAAGTGTTCCACCAGTATTGCTTTGAGTAGAAGAAGCGCCTGAGCCAGTACATAAGAAACATCCAGTTACGTTACCACCAGCACCAGTAATAGTATAGGTAATAGCAGAAGCCGTAGATGTAGTTACGTTTGCTGGAGTATTTCCACTTGACGTAGAAGATCCAAATACTGCCGTTCCACGAACTGCTGAACCACCAACAGTGTAATTAACAAACTCTGTCCATCCAGCATGGGAGGTCATTGTATCTGAACCAGTACCAAATGTTGGGCTAGTAGTGCCAATTAATCCAAGGAATGGTCCAGTAACAGTATATGCAGATCCTTTTAAAAGTGTATCTAACATTAACTGCTTACCAACAGCATTCACTAAATTTGGAAATTCTTCAGTCCACTTTACATTGCCCTGTGCATCACGGCACTCAACATGGTAAAAGCCTTCAACACCAACTGTTTCATTACCAATGGCATTCGCTTGTAAAGTTGCTACAGAACTATCTCCACATTTTCCTAATTCTTTAAACATAATTGCTCCTTAATCACCAGAACTTGAAACATAAGAGCTGGTGTAACTACCTATTGATAAAATTGCTGAAGATGAAGTTGCTGTCGGAAACTGTACAGTAAAACTATTTGAACAAATTTTATCCGACCCAAAATTTAATACAAAACAAGCAGCTTTAGTTACATAATTGTAGACTAAAGCACCCCTACAAGTAAATGCTGCTGGAGTCCAATTTGCATTTGCAAATGATATATAAACTGAATTATTCGTATTATCTACAGTAGGAGTAACATTAATAGTTAATACTTTTCCACCAGCTGTATATCCAGTACCTACTACTTCATTAACTGGCGTATAGGCTGTAGTAGTATTGTTTAAGCTTGCATTTCCTGTATATAAAGCAATGTAATACGTCCCAGTAGTGAAATTCTCGTTACCATTTAAGAGATTCTGAGCAAATACTGAGCATGATGTTTGAACAATAGACATTAAATATTGCCTTTAAGGTTATTGTTAAGCTTAGTTTGACCATCTCTATAAAAATCTCCACGATCTAAAGAGTCGCTTAAACGTTTTAACTCAGCAATAGCTTCTTGATATTTATTTTCATAGTATCCTATTAGATCAGCTTCTTGCTTCATAAAAAGCATAGCTTCACGCATAGCACCATAAAATAATACTGGATCATAGTTATCACCAAGCCAGCTTCTTCCTAAAGCATTAGAAATAGTAGACACAGAAATAGAAAATCCTGTACCTGTTGGACCTAAAGATGCACAAGATAAAATATCTCCAGCAACATAAAAGTTACCACCAAACTTCAAAGTACAAGAAACAACAGCACCACTAACAATTTGGATATCAGCAGTAGCATTAGCACCAGATCCACCAGTTAACGGAACATTTTGGTATATACCATTGGTATATAGCGATCCAGCATTAAATGAAGCTGTGTTCAATGCAGAAATTTGACCCTGAACAATTGTTGGTGGATAGTAGAAGTAATGCATTTCTACACTATATCCTTGATCTGGAGTAGGCCCAACCATCAAAGTCATTTCATTTACATCAGCTAATTGAGATCCAAATAAAGAATAATATAATGGTAAACCCGTAGATGAAGGCGTAGGGTATGCTTCACGAATATAGTTGACATCTTTATTCAAGAGAAAGTTATATCTACCTGTAGAATCAATTACTGCTAAAGAATAGTTAGCAAGCCAATCATTAGGCAAAGAAATATATTGATTACTAGGAGTAAGAGTACCAGTAACATTTTTTCTTAATGATGGTAAATTTACAGAATTATATATACGTGTTTCAGCTTCCTCTACGAACACAGGAATATTAGCTACGAATAGCTGCTCAGTGTTTTCAGCATAAGACTGAATAGTGTTATATAAATTCTCGTAATTCATTACGCCATTGGTCCTCTAGCGATACGTCCTTTAGTTGCAGCACCATTTCCACGAGTTTCAATACCATTTGACTTAGGCTGACGAGTTTTATTACCAATAGATACGCTCATTGCTGGCATACCCGGAGTAATTTCATCTGCCTTCATAGTATTTGGATCTGTTGCATAGCATACTGCTGAATACTCAGCTGCTACACCCATACCATTTTTAGCATAAGCTTCAGCAGGTTTATTATTACTATTTTTGCCAACTTGAACAGATGGACTGTTCTTTTTGGTAGCTTTAATTTGAGTAGCCATTTTACTTACCTTTGTAAGTGGATTTTTGGTTATTAGCACGAGCTACATTACGACCAACAGCTTTCATTTCAGCAGAAGTAACTCCACCTTTTTTCATGCCTTTTGGTTCTTTTTTCTCTGCTACTTTAATCATTTTGGAGATGAGCTTCTTATCTTGAGCTGCATCATCATGTTTCATCTTTGCCATTTTAATACTCCTAAGAAGTTACTATTGTTACTGTACCTATTGTTATGATTGGAAGCAAGCTATTTGGCGTTAAATAACGATCAAATGCACTTGCGCCACCTACTGGGTTCCATCCCCATTGTGTCTGTCTACTACCATCGCTAGGATACCCAGCATTGTCTACGTTGTTACTAGCAGTAGGGTTCGTATATAACCCTGTATTTCCTGATGAATAATACCCAACATCTGGCCTAGGTTCCCGTACAGCTTGTGGATCATTTACTGGATACATACCCAATTGCAGCTGTGGTTGATCAGGGTCATAACATGTTCTGCAAACCTTAACTTTATATGGCTTTGTCTTTAATGTTTGTATTCTAATCTCAGAAAGCTTATATCTTTGCCCACAACGGTCACATTCCGCTATGCTATGTTTTCCAGATGCAAACTTAGATGGCATTATTTACCTCAAATTTATTACTTTTAACCATATTATCTTTTGCCGGAATAGCCTTTAAATTGTTAGGCACATGCAATCCAGATACCATTTTACCTTGTAATGGAATAATATGGTCAACATGCCAAGGCTCACCAGTTAATTTAGTTTGCAATGCAGCAAGCCTATATTCATTTTCTATACGCTGATAATCTATGTCAGTTAACCATTTAGGTGTTCTATTTATTTTTGCAGCTCTTCTTTTAATGCATATAGCTTGCCTTTTTGCAGAATTATTATTTTGCCATAATTTTTTAGCAGCTTTTATTTTTTCTATATTATTTTTTTCATACTTACTTTTTGCTAATCTGTTTAATTCTGGGTTTGCCTTTTTCCATTTATTTTTAGCTGCTTTACGAGCTTCTGGATTAGCCAAAGCATAAATTTTATCTTGTGCTGCTTTATAGTCTTTATGATTTTCTACCCAAGCTTTTTTTAATGCAGCAATACGCTGTTTATTTGCAGCTCTATAATTTCTGTTATATTCAGAAACACATTTTTTGCAAGAATAGCCAGTTTTAGAAATAAGAACTTCTATTGTTTTAGCATTACATTTTTTACATGTATTCATAATTTACCTAGAATAAAACATGTTTCTAGGAACCCATCTTATAGGAGCTTTACTTCTATCTTCTTCAGAAGCCATTTTAAATTGCTCTTCATATTCGCTTTTTAAGAAAGGAACTCGATTTAAGTCCATTCCTACAAGTTTCTGAGATAAATAAAATGCTAAACCAGCAGCCATTGCAGGAATAAAGCGAAATGGAATATCTTCAGTAGTAACACCAGTACCAGCATCTTGTAACCTACGCATACGCCAGTAAACAAAATTATATTGAGTTCCGGGAGATCCCGTAGGCCATATATTGATATTAGGTAAAAAATTGTTATATACACTTGCACCAATTAAATGTGCTGCAGCAGTTGTATTATTTTGACCACGATAACAGTTTAATAATTGATTACCAGAGATATTTTGATACAAAATGGTTTCACTATCAATGTTAATAAAACCTTGAGTTCTCATTCCTGCTGTAGACGTTACAGTAACCGTAGTGTCTGTAGATACTATAGCGCTTGCTACAGTGGTAACAGCCGTTCCATCTATATTGCCTGACTGTCTATCTATCCATACTTGAATAGGCCGTCCATAGGCGTTTTTGGTAGGTATAGTAAGGTAATCATCTGCAGAGATACGAGTAATATTGATATCTACTTGATTTTGACCAGATCCTTGACGAACTACATGATCATATAGATCAATTGTATCCACTGGTATTGGATAACTAATTTGACCGCCATTAATGTTGATAGGAATTTGGCCTTGCTCAATTGTCCAAAGATTAATCCCACGATTAGCCCATTCAATCGTTAACATGTTGACACTACGAGCAGCAGTTCTAAACTCGTAACCAGTACGTACTTGTTGGCCACAACGCTCAAA